GAAGATGATGTGAATGTTGCGGCAGTTGCAGTCGTATTAGTAACCGGAGTAGCAGAACCAATAATGTCTGAACGAGCAGGTGATGTAACAACAACACAGTCTTTACGAGTGCCTTGTGCAATACTTACTAGGTCGTTAACTATTGTTGTGGTGTCTGTACGCGAAGCCATTTGAGGGGCAATCAACATATCAACTTGGATATTGTCTTTGTCTTCAAAATTGTCGTAACCAGTGATATAATCACCGACGTCCATGTTCTCTGATTCGTCACCTTGGGTCAAAGAATAATCTTTGATAATCTGTGCAGCAGAAGATTTTTGGAAATCACGAGAATCAACAGCATCTTGGCCAGCCAAAGCAACAGTATAGTCGGAATCAAAACCAGCACACCAGATATATCTAGAACTTCTGTTGATTACGTCTTTAACGAAGTTCGTTGAACCGTCAGATGTTTTTGCGTTCTTAGCAACTGATAAGAATGGAAATGTTTCAAGAACAGTTCCACGAGTGCCAGTAAATAGACCATCTTGGTCAATAACTGCTACGTGCATCTCATCGTTAGTTGCATTCAAGCCTTCAGCAAAGTTAGATGTACCAGGAGCAGCGTCAAAGCTTGCTTGATGTGTCCAACCAGTAAATACTGTAGGTGCTGTAGCATTTGGACACACGGATACTTGAAGGCTATTGCCCAAAGATCCAGGCCAACGTGCAATAAATGTATGCTTGTCGCTGTCGAGGCCAGTTTTTGCAGTGTCGAACTGATCTGGGTTCGTGATACGAACATTTTTACCAGTTACTGCTTCACCAGCTTCTACGCTATATGCATTAAATCCGTCAGAGTCACCTAGGACCCGTACAACTTGTAATGCGTTTGTATACTTTAAAAAGTATGCGGCTGAATGGAAATCAACCGAGTTTATCTGTGATGGTGCACCAAAGGTAGTAACCAGACCAGACTCATTTGAAATGAGTGTTGGAGTGTTTACTGGGCCCCATCTAAAATTACCAACAAATCCACCAGTGGAAGAAGATACTGCAGGCACTGTGCCAGACGCGTCGACTTCTCTAACGGTAATTGCCGGAGATTCTGAAAATGCCATTTTTCGTTCCTCTCGAAAATTTAATTATATGCGATCCATAATAAGAAGATTTTTCACTTACAACTATTTATAATAAATTAGAAGTGTGTAGTTGCTTCGTATTCGATTGCCCAAGGGGAATCTTCATCCTCGGCCCTTAATATATTATTATCTAATCCATCATCGATATAACCAAACCCAGGTAAATCGTTTTCAATTTCTTGCATTTTTCTTTTAAACATCATTTCTTTGATATTAATATCAGTCATATCTTGAAAATACTGAGTAGAAATAAAGTAACCAAACATAACAAGATTCATAACCAAGTCATCATGGTTACCCGAAGAAGCCTCGTAGGATTGCCCCTTAGCAGTGAATGTAGATATTTCCATAATAGTATTCTGGTCTACAATATGTAATTTATTGCTCTCAAGTATATCTTTGAACGCCGAACAACCAAGCCTTTTAGTTTTACGATTCATTTCAACACCTAGCCCATCAGACCTGACCGCTGATTCTACATGCATATTTTCATATTCCAGATCTTGGTACAATCCATTACATACAACGGTACCTTGATCATTTGATTCAATAACTACATATGCCTGATTGTAGGAAACTGCCCATTTATAAATAATATCGGGGAAGAGTAATGGAGAGATAGTATTGTTGCGATATACAGCCACCTGTTTAAATGGGCGTAAGCTAATGTCGATCACATTGAACGTAGAATAGTCCTGTCCTCTTCCTTTACTGACGTCACATAACATAATATATTCGTTACCTTTAATAGGCTCTTCGTATATTAAAAGATCCCCACCTTCACGGTGCAGCTTATAGTTTTCGGCTCTAAGCTTAAGTAATGTTTCGCCGTTAATAAGTGTATCACCGGTGCCAAAAAATGTATTACCAAACTCTTGATCAAATTGAAGTTGGGATGTATTACTAATCGTTTGTTCTTGCCAAGCCTTATCTCGACCAGGAACGTCCCACCAATCAACCCTCATAGGTTTAAATTCGCTTACGCCTTGTAGTGCTGATTCCCATATCTTATGAAACACATTACCAATACCATTAGCGGTTGATGTAATAATAACTTTAGTATTTTTACCAGCAGACACAACAGGATAGGTTGATGTATAAAACTGAGCATCATTTTCCACAAATGCAAACTCGTCAAGATATAGCAGTGAGACTGACATACCACGAATTGACGAACCGGATGTCGCTGCAGCAATTATCCGAGAATTATTTGAAAATTCGATTGAACCTTTATTCAAAGCCTTACAACCCGGTTGTAAGAAGAAAGGTAGATTTTCTAGCATAAGAGTAATACGACCTAACATCTCACGTGCGGTCGCACCCTTATTTGCCATAACAGCAATAACCTTTTCAGAATGGAATAATGCATACCAAAGTAAATACGCAACCGAACTGATTGACTTTCCAGATTGTCTGCATGCAAGAACGATATTAAATCTATTCTCGTTAAAGTGCTTAAACATTTTTTCTTGATAAGGATACAAGTTAAAAGGCACTAAGCCATCGTCTAGTGATATAACCTTACAATATGTGGTTGTAAAATAAGCTGGATTCTTCATGCATTTAGCATATTCTGCTACTTGCTCGTTAGTCCATTGTTGAACGACTCCGTCTCGTTTAACATTTACATTGCCAAGATATGTTTCATTCTTTGGTTGGAGATACATCTATAATTTTCTCATCATTTACATCTTGTAACATACGTTGCAGTTCAGTCGTTGATCCGACAAACACGTTGTTAGTAGTTCCACCCTCAATTGCTACAGGTGCTTTATCATTAGTATGAAATTCTTTTTTCTTCTTATGCATATCCATAAGATTACCACTAATGTCTGCCATATTTTTCATCATACCAGATAATACTTCAAAGGCTCTAGGATGTTCTGTCGCTCTCGCAACCTCCATCATATCTTCTAATGAAGATCCACCTTTTGACAATAGATCATGATATGTTTGACGAACCATTTCGAAATCGTCATCGGCTTGATTTTTATCCATTATGCACTATCTATCTCTGCTATCACTTCAAGGAATCCAAAGTCGCTATCTGGCCCGACGCCAGTAGGAGTTGGGGTTACAGTAATTGATTCAAGTGGTAAATCGCTATCAAGTAAGCCTGCGGTTTGGTTGAAAATATTAGTAATAGACTTAGTAATAATTCCACTTGTTGATGTCGGTCCATGGAATGTTATATGCATATCAAAATCTAAAGTGTAGATAATTGATCTTCGACCTTCCATGGGTCCTTCATAGTCGTCATTTAGGACTACGCCAGTTAAAACGACTGGTACGTCTTCTTTAACATCAGAAAAATCGTCAAACGGTTTAACTGATAATGTATATTGTGGGTTAAAATACGGAATAATTTGCTCAACTAGTTGTAGTGCGTCATCCTGATTTTTTGCATATATGCTAAGTTGGAAGCTCATAATATATGGACTGCCAGCATAAATTTTTTGTCTAGAAAGAACTGACCCGCCTGCTACAGCTTTTGCATAGTTATTTACTTTAGGCAATTGCCTTGAAGGGTCATAAGATACGTTAGTAATTTCGAAAGACATTCTTGGTAACTTAATAGCAAACTTAGTATCGGTCTCAAGATCAGCATTTTCCCTAATACGCTCAAGAAATTTTGCTCTAGGTCCATATGATAATGGAACCTTTTGAGTACTAATTACTCCACCACCAGCATCTTTTCTTAGAACGTATAGATTGTTAAACATTGCTCCAAATGTTGCAACTGCTTTGCGCGTACGCTGATGATAAAAATATGTACCAAACATTAGCTAGGATCTCCAAACGGATTGCTTTCACTGAAGTCTAAGAATCCAGCTCCGACAGTATCAAACGTCGTATTTTGTTCATTTTCAGATAGCTTATTGTCTTCAACAAAGGATGTAAGGGTTCCAACTGCATTAGTGTCATCTCCGGTGACCGTAAGAGTTGTAACCGGCAAATGGAACTTACCATCGTTTCCGCCAAAGTGAATAATTGATAGAGCATTGGTGCTTGATACCCAACTTGATACTTCACCTGATAATATAACTCCGCTAGCAGTCGTCTGTCGTACTCTCTCACCAACCTCAAAATCACCGGTGACTCCT